ATAAAAATATTTGATCCTCAAACAGGCGAGGTATTTCAAGACAAACGCAATGCCATTCATTATGAAAATATGAGTGTGGCAATGGTCAACAGTCTTAGTAATCAAGGCCAAGGCTGGATTTATCAAATGGTTTTTGGCAACGGCGGAACCACAGTAGACCCAACTGGACTGATTAGCTATCTAACACCAAACACTGTAGGAGTTAACACCAGTCTGTATAATCAAACCTATGCCAAAGTGGTGGATAAAAATGCTACAGAAAATACAGATCCTATTAGAAATAAAATGGAAATTAGGCATATAAGTGGAGCCACTTACAGTGATATTATTATTAGTTGTTTGTTAGATTACGGCGAACCAGACGGACAAGATGCATTTGACAACAGTCAAGATATGAGTGGTAATTTTGTTTTTGATGAATTGGGTCTAAGATCGTATAGCGACAGCGGCACAGGCAAATTATTAACCCATGTGATTTTTCACCCTGTTCAAAAATCTCTGAACAGACTATTACAAATTGATTATACAATTCGTGTACAGAGTTTAACTGGATTCACGGAGGTGTAATAAATGCCATATATTGTAAATTTTACTGATAACGAAAATAAGACACCGATCACGGTGTACGATAACACCTCAAACACAGATACCAGCTTGACATTTCCAGGAAGAAATGTAACTGGGTATGGTCAGACTATTGGTCAAAATTTTCTAGCCCTGTTAGAAAATTTTGCAGGCCCGGCTCAACCAGTCAACCCTACTGAAGGACAGTTATGGTTTGATACCAACACAAGAACACTACAAATCTATGACGGTGTTGGTTGGAAAGCAGCCAGCGACATTCAAAAGAGTGTTGTAGCTCCTTCTGTTGAACAAAGCAAAGTTGGCGAACTTTGGGTAGATACCGTAAATCAACAATTATATGTTTTCTCAGGCACAGACTGGATTTTAGTTGGACCTAATTTTTCAACAGGACTATTGAGCGGCCCGCTAGTTGAGCAGATTGTAGACACCAACAATATTACCAAAGTAGTTTTAACCTTTTATGTAGAAGATAAACCGGTTGTAATTATCAGCAAAGACAGTTTTACTCCAAAAAATTCTATCACAGGATTCCTTGCAGTAAGATCAGGAGTGAATATATCATCTACAACAGATCTAGGACTGGGTGGATTTAGTCCCAAACTGTACGGAACAGCCACTTCAGCAGACGGATTAAATGTCAGTGGTGTGGTGATTGACAGCGGTAAATTTCTTAGATCGGATATCACTAATACCACTGAATTTGGATTGAACATTAGAAACAACTCAGGTATCAATATCGGAGTAGACAGTTCATTTAATCTTTCTAATTCAGCTACCGCTGCTAAAATCTATAATTCCTCAGCAGGTAGCAGTATTGATATTCAACTGAACAGTGACGGTATACCTAACACAATATTACGAGTAATTGATAATAAAGTTGGAGTTAATAATCTCAGCCCACAAGAATCGTTGGACATAATTGGTAACACTAAAATTAGTGGAAACTTGATTGTTGATAGCACAGTAGGAACCACTAATCTCAGCAATGGTTCAATTAGAACTGCTGGGGGACTAGCTGTAACCAAAAATGCATTAATCGGTACAACTTTAGAAGTAGTCGGAACTACTACCGCACGGAATATTGATCCAGCACTGAATGATACTTTTGAATTTGGTAGTGCTACCAAGCGTTGGAAAACAATCAGAGCACAGACTATTATTGCAGAAACTGTGGAAGGAGTACTTGGAGGAGATATCAGTGGTAATGCTGTTACTGCCACAAGTTTACAAAACACCACAGCATTCTCTATCACAGGAGACATAGCTTCAACGGCTCCAATAACTTTTAACGGCAGCACAGGCGGTTATACAAAAACATTTAATACAACACTTTCTTCTTCTATCATTAGTAGTAAAGCAGAACCTATTCCTAATAGATCTAAAACAGATGATTTTGTTTTGGTTTTTAGATCAAGTACCAGCGGCCTGCTTAAACAATCTAGAGATACATTTATAGCTGATTTAGGATTGCCAATTGGTGCTATTCTGCCTTATGCAGGTTCTAGTGCTCCTTATGGATTTTTGTTTTGCGATGGTGGCGAAGTAGAAAGAGGAAAATTTTCTGATTTGTACGATATCATTGGCACAACCTACAACGGTGTTGATCCGTTAGTTGGAGTTAATACTTTTAGAATTCCCGATCTAAGAGGTAGATTTGCTCTAGGAAGAGATAATATGGACAACGGTATCACAGTGCCTAACAGCACTGGTGGATATGTAGAAGGCGGCGGCGGAGCGGTAGGAAGAGTATCTGGAACTGAACCACAAAATATTGGTCAAGGCAGCGGTACATCAACTCAAACACTGTTGATTAGAAATCTTCCAGATCATGAACACGATATGGTAGGTAGCACCGGCGGACAATATGCTGCGGTAAAATTAGACACCGCTTTGCCAACTGATTTTGGTGCATTTTTAGATGCAGGGCCAACAGCAGCAGGTAAATTCAATTACCTTCCTAATTCAGGGGGTATTAAAACTACAAATCCGTTAAGCGAAGCATTTTCATTAATGAATCCGTTTCTAACAATAAACTACATTATTAGGTCAGGACCTCCTGCATTCTAAAGGATAAAAAATGGCGTATTCGATTAATAAAACAGACGGAACACTATTAGCTACTGTGGCTGATGGTCAAGTTGATGACCTAACAACTGACATTACCTTGATAGGAAAAAATTACAGTGGCTTTGGTGAATCGTTAAATGAAAATTTTATAAAACTTTTAGAAAATTTTGCAGGCACCGGTAGACCTGAGCATCCAATTAGGGGACAGCTATGGTTTGACTCTAGCGAAGCAAAACTAAAAGTTTACACGGGTACAGGATTTGTTCCAGTAAGCTCGGCTAGTATTTCAAATTCTCAGCCCAGTCAACCGGGTGCCGGAGATCTATGGTTTAACAACATCAGTAAACAACTATACTTCTATGACGGTGTTAGTTTTATTTTGCTTGGTCCTGCTTATTCTCAGGCACAGGGACTTAGTGGATTCAAAGTTGAAACTATTTTAGATTCGTTAAATGCATCCCGTGTTGTAACCTATCTATACAATAATGGAATTTTGTTAGGAATATTTGCCAAAGACACATTTACTCCTAAATTAAACATTGAAGGTTTTAGTGGAAGTATTATTCCTGGATTTAATGTCGGAACACTAGCGGGCATAAAATTCAATGTCACCGCAACCAACGCAGATCGACTTGACACTGTCATTGCATCCCTTTATGCTCGACGTGATCAAGCAAACAATTTTGCAGAGCCGTTAATTATTACCAATAACAGCGGACTTAATGTAGGAGCTGGAACTGAAGGAGCATTTAATGTTGCCGCCGGCAATGTGAGATTGTACAATACAGCTTCAAATAAAAATCTCAGTTTTGCTGTACAAAAGGGAGTTGTTAGCGAAACAGCTGTTAACATTATTTCACCAACTCGAGAAATAAAAATTTATGATGGGTTTACTGATAGTTTAACCACAGTTGGGGGTAATCTAACAGTGGTAGGCGATCTTGTGGTTCAAGGAAATACAACCACAATCAATACCAGTGTACTTACTATTGAAGATAAAAATGTTGTTTTAGCCAGTCTTGGCGATAGTTCTTCCAATACCGACGAATATGCTGACGGCGGTGGAATTATTCTAAGGGGAAATAGTGACCATGAATTTACTTGGGATAAAAATGTTGGATGGTTTAGCACAGAAAATATTAATTTAGCCGCCGGACAAAATTATAAAATTGCTGGAAATACAGTGTTAACTTCAACACAATGTTTTTCAAGTTCTTTTCCTAATTTGAACAATGTGGGAACTTTGGTAAATTTATCAGTAGACAATATTTTTATAGACAATCAACGAATATCTACTATAAGTTCTTTAGATCTAGAACTAGCGCCAGATGGCAGCGGGAATATTGTATTAATTGGTTCACCTTTGCTGACGGGATTGATTACTACTAGTCAAAATTCACCTGTACAAACTACTGAAAATACTGGATCAATTGGCACTGCATTGGGTGCTACTGAATTATCTGAAGCCACAAACAAGAAATATGTTTTGAATGTGGTAAGAACTCGATCACTAGTATTCAGCATAGATGTATCAGATTTTCCAACTGACGGAGATATTGCTATAATTTTAACAAGTCTGGCTCCTGTAAACGAATATGAAAACGGCACATTAGCTAGAATTTTGTGTACAAGACTAGCAAATATAAGTTCTACTGCTACTACCAGTCTCGGAGCCCCGTCTACCGCTGAATTTGTTACCCCAACAGGCACTGCATTTGCTATAACAAATCAAACAATTGTGAGTCCTATTACTGTTGGTGCTCAACCTATCAGCGTTTTTAGAACTGTTAAAACTTTTATACTACAGGCCGGTGTCTGGACATTTAGCTCTTAAGTTAAATACATAAGGAGCGAATCAATGCCATACATCATAAACAAATATAACGGGTCAGAACTTGTTGTTCTTCAAGACGGAACTTTAGATACTTCTACAAGTATTGGGTTACTTGGTAGAAATTATGTGGGCTACGGTGAAGTACAGAACGAAAATTTTCTATTTCTTTTAGAAAATTTTGCCGGAACAAATCCTCCTGCTCGTGCGGTAGAAGGTCAAACCTGGTATGATAGTGTCAATAACAAATTAAATACCTATGACGGCACCAATTGGGTGCCTGTGGGAGCTGCTACAGCTTTGGAAAATGCACCTTCTGGACCAACTGAAGGTGC